ATTAAGTTTCCCAACATCAGATGGGTCAGCAGACCAAGTGTTGAAGACAGATGGATCAGGCAATCTAAGTTTCGCAACCGTATCAGGTGGAGGTAGTGGAGACATTACTTCAGTGGTAGCAGGCACAGGTCTAACAGGTGGTGCAACATCAGGTGATGCAACACTAAATGTCGTGGGTGGCACAGGTATAACAGCCAACGCAAATGACATAGCCATAGATGCAACAGTGGCAACACTGACAGGAACACAGACTTTAACAAACAAAACTTTAACAGCACCAACTATCACTGCCACAAGCACAACAGTGGGTGGTAAAATCAAATTCCTAGAAGGCACTGACAATGGTACAAACGGAGTAACACTAGTAGGACCAGCCTCAACAGCAGATGTAGATGTTATCTTACCAGCCGCGGCAGACACACTCGTTGGTAAAGCAACAACAGACACATTTACTAACAAAACATTTGATGCAGAAGGCACAGGCAACTCACTTTCAAATGTTGATGTGGCAAATCTAAAATCAGGTGTGTTAGACACAGACCTTTCAAGTGTGTCAGGATCTGACGACACTTTGGCATCAGCGAAAGCAATCAAGGCATACGTGGATGCACAGGGTGGAGGTGTTTCCTTATCAGGATCCACAAACAATACTGTGGCCACTGTGACAGGATCAAACGCACTGATCGGTGAAGCCAACTTAACATTCGATGGTGCAACACTGGCAGTCGCGGGAGCGGCAACAATATCCACTACATTAGGTGTAACTGGTGCGTCAACATTAGACGGTGTCACGATCACAGACAACACCATATCAACCAATGCCTCAAACGCGGATCTAGTATTCGGAACCAACGGCACGGGTAGATTTGCTTTCAGCGTGGATGGATCAGATTTCTGGAACGATGCGTTGTATACCACATACTTCGGTAGCACGGATCACGTCAAGACCATGGGTATCAGCAGACAGGAAACGGTTGACGCGAACTCAGCCGCTAGGAATTACATGCTCGGTGTGGCACAGACCACGACCCTGTCAGGTTCAAGTTCAAGCAACTCAAACTTCAGACCAAGGACTTTGAACTTGGCCAACTCACTGGACATGGCCGGACACGATTACACCAAGTCGGGTTCGAGCAGGGGACCAAAGGCCGGTCAGATGGTAACAAACGTTGTGAACTCAGGCACCGATTCCAGCACACTTCAAACAGCACAGGGTGGACGGAACTACGTGGCATCCTACGCAGATGATGCCACTTACGCGGCCGGTGATCTAACAGTCACAGACGCGATCGCTTGTTCTGGAGAATTCGAACTATACAGGGGTGGTGGATCAGGTGAATTCACTTACACCAACGCATACAATTTCTTCACCGACGCATATGTTGAATCACCTCACGCGGTGACCAACATGTATGGTTACCACTTCAAAGATTGCACAGGTGGTGGAACAATCACGAACAAATACGCATTCTATGACGCATCAACTGGTGCTACGAGTTTGATTGGTGGTGTCACATTCCTCAACGGTGACGTCACGACAGGAGCGGTTTCGATCGCAGACAACTGCATCAAAACAAACAGATCAAATGACCATTTGTATATACAGGCAAATGGCACAGGATCAGTTGTCATGGCCGCGGCTGGTGGAGATTTTGCAAACGCTTTAGGAGACAGTTCTTATACTGGTGCAAACGCGATGTTATATGAAGACCTATCGCAAACACTTGGTGCAGGTGTCAGGACATACAAAAATGTCATAGTACAGAACATCAAGTTAACGTCAGGGCAGAACAGTTCAAATTCAAACGACAGATGGAGAAACAGAACATTTGTCAATCTGGAGTTGAATGGATCAAGTTCAACACCAACCAGTACTGCATACAGAAGCAGGGGACCAGTGGGAATGGAGGCATACAGTTATGTAAAAAACAACAGTTCAACGAATGCCACGCTGGGACAGGCCTCAGGAGGAAACTACGGTGTTTCCGTGTATCCAGGCAGTTCCGGTAACGTGACAATAACGAACCTTACGGGAATGGGCACATACTTTGAATTGGCACCAAGTTCCGGTGACCTTACAATCACGGATTGTGTTGGCTACGAGTCAATAGGTATTGACTACTACCATGGATCAGGCACATCAGCGATCACAGACTTCTATCACTTCAGGGCAGGTGCACACTCCAAGACCAACCTGACACTGACCAACAACTACGCTTTCTTCACAGAAGAAGCAACAGCACTGTCACAGTTTGGTGCGGTGAGATTGATGAACCAGTCAGGAGACCCAACAGGTGTCGCAGACACATCACACATATACGCAAAAGACGATGGCAGTTCATCAGAGGTGTATGTGAGGGATGAAGCGGGCAACGTGACCAAGATATCTCCACACAACGAAGCCGGTGAATGGGAATACTATTCTGTGAACAAGAGAACAGGCAAAAAGGTCAGGGTCAACATGGAGAAAATGATCCGTAAACTTGAAGAGTTCACTGGTGAATCATTCATAGAATCAGAGTAACCAAGTGCGACAGTTAAACATAAAAGAGAGATTGTACAAGTTAGAGCAGAAAATAGAACTGCTGATGAGCAATCACCTCCGACACATGGACGACAGGATCAAACGCAACGAATGGTTGCTGTACACCATAATTTTCTTCTTACTGGGCATCAGTTGGAAGTTGATGTGGGCCTAGTGTACCACTGACGCTTACACACACCACAACTCACCCTCCATCCCAATTCAAACCTACAGAACTTTTTAGCGGCAGGACAGTGTATGTCTTCTGAACCGCAGGACCTGTAACGTGCATCCAGCACGAATCTACAGAAGTGTGGTGGTCCATCGCAGGTCCTAGGACCCTTGATCACTGGCTGTTGTCGTTCCTGACACTTGAAGTGTCCAAACTGTTTGATCTTTTCTAGGAAATTTTTCATTGATGCTGGGTATCCTGTTTTCGAAGTTGGCACTAATGATAAAGGAGTACCCAGCATATCATGGAAACACATGAAACCGATATATCGTGTTTCCGTAGATATTTATATGATGTTTAAAACACACCTGCAGATTTGGCTCTGCATGGACCAACTACGTCAGTCCAAAAACTCACTAACGTTCGTTTTTCTTTTTCAGATACAACAGGCTTGGATTGAAGTCACAAGACGGCTATGGACAAATCTTGATATAAAAAAAAGATCTGCCATAACCGTCTCCTGTGCTTGGTCTCGCACAAGTTAAAGATTGTATCCAAGGTAGTAACGGATTCTCTTAAAAACTCCTATACAGATACCGCGGCCCCGCAACGCACGATCGTACATCTTTCCTCCGATCGCATACGGTAAGGTCCGTTAGCCGTCATATTATAACCTTACGTTAGCCACTGGTTAGACTTGGCTTTGTCTTTATTTTTGCCTGGATGCCTTTGCTTGGAGCCTTTGTCTTTGTCTTCTTATTTTTAGTACTTGTCGGGGAGTTAGTGCCATGATGTCTGTGCCAAACTGTCGTGAAAATTGTTTGATTGATTGTTCGTGCCTTTTTGCCTGATTGTTTTGCAGGTTGTTTATGTGCCTTTGCTGTTGTGTTAGTTGTGCCATTTGCTATTATATATGACAAACTCAAAAAAAGCGGTTGATTTTTGGTTCAAACATAAATACAATTATAAAAAATAACAAACAACGAAGGAGGCATTAAAATGATTCAAGCGAAATACAAGGACATTTTATCCAAAGGCAACAACAACAAATACTACGAGCAGTCATACGACGAGCGTAGGAAATTAATACAGCACGTACACGCTGTCAACGGGATGGTGGTGTATCGGGGAGCCAATTGGCAAGACAGCAGGGATTGGAAACAGTTCAGATCAGAGATGATGGAACCTGTGAAATGGGCCAAGGGCAAGTATGATTGGAAACCCAGCATAGACGACATGCTGTGGGCATTCCAGCAATTAGGATTCCATGAATACAACGGACAGCCTGCAAGGGTGTCTGTGAGGATGGTTGAAAACTTCAACAAATATTGTAGCATAATAGCCAAGATGTGGAACACATACAATCCAGAATACAAGATGACGGCCGATGAGATACAGATCAAGATGACAGAGGAAGAAACACAGAGTCCTTATGATCATTTGTCCAAGTTCATTGAACCAAAAACATCAAATCAACCAAATCAACCAAAGGCATAACATGAGCAACACAAACGCACCATGGAACAAAGGCCTGTCAGGTCTGGAGGCCGGATGGGATAATGCACGTAGACAACGGGCATCAAAGGCACAGAAACGTAGGATAAAACTACGTCCAAAGAAATATCAAACCCTGCTCAAGAAGGGACCTAGACCCAGCAGTTGGATAACAGGACCAGACAAGGCAGTACACAAGCACTACTACAGGTTCCTGAAAGCAAAGAACCAAGCACGTTTCTGGCAACAGGAGTGGACACTGACATGGGAGGATTTCCTGGACCTTTACAAGACCATGCATGGTCGTTGGAGCCGTGCCAAGAATCACAAGAACCTGTGCAGGATTGACACACAGGATGGATGGCACATATGGAACGTTCAACTAATGACACGTCTGACCGCGATGAAGAGACCAACCAAAGGTAACGTTAGGGCAAGACCCAACGGACTGGGATCCAAGAAGAAAGGAATACAGTGGAGAAGGGGAGGACTAGCAAAGACATGACTGACAACGAACAAAAAAAACACGCAAACAATATGTTTGTAAGGGCAATAATTGAATCACAACAGCAACAGGAGATCTATGAAAGACGCAAGAAAAAACAAGAAAACGAAAAAGCGACCAACAGTTGGAAGACCGAAAACACCAGAAGGAAAGAGGTTAAGACAACTGCTGGACGAACTGCACGGCAAGGAACAGCACGAGTCAGCACAGAGGGCCGAGGACATACTGAAACTGATTAGACAGAGACAGGCACAGGAAGGACTCGCACAAGGCATTGACAGGATCGTGAGACAACAGGCCAGGACCGCGTCAGCACTGTTCTTGAGGAAATTTTTTGATGGTATAAACGGCATCAAATAAATACAGATACGTACTGTTTGACACAGCACGTGCTCTTATATGGGCCTTTGTTTACACGGCAGAGGCCCTTTTACACCCCACACACAACATACGTTATAAATAATTTCACTTAAGGCTTACAAATAAAGGCTTCAAGGCATATCAACACCCCAGAGTTCGTCATGGTTCGCTGGGGTGCAAATTAAACTAACAGAAAAAAAAGGAAAAAAATAAAATGAAACAATTCACAGACCAAGAAATGGTAACCATAGCAAACATCATAGACGTTGCATCACAGAGGGGAATATTCCGTGCGGGAGACATGGAGGCAGTGGGTGCGTTATACAAAAAGATAACAGCATCACTACCAAAACCAGCAGAGGAAACACCAAAAACCAATGAGCAAAAATAGAGTAGAACAGGAATGGTTGAACATTCTAAAAGGCTTTGCTGACAGTTATTGGAAGAAAGAACTGGAAGAGGCACACAGTCTGTTTGACACACCATACCCCGACAACAGTGAGAAGGACTACATCAAGAGGACCACTTTCCTAGACAATGGTAAAAGGGCCAAACTGATGTTGTTGAAATACCTAGCACAGGCATCATCTGGTGCGGTGCATCCAACAGGCATGAACACCGCTGACGAGAAATCTGAAGCGGCCAAACTGTTGAAACTTGCTGAAACGAGGCTTGACAAAAAAGCAAATGACTGATGTCCAAAATACCTTTCAAAGTATTTTTAGACACGCTGAACATAATCAGTAATCAAACAACACCACCGGTGCATCAGGAGATATGCGACTGGTTGGAGAACTCCGACGACCTGCCTAGACGTGGACTACAGATGTTTAGGCACGGTGGCAAGAGTTTCCTGGTGGGTGCATACGTGTGTTGGAAACTGTTCCATGACCCAAACTGGAGTTGCCTGCTGATATCAGCCAAGCGTAACCTAGCACTGCGGAACAGTATGTTCATACGTAACATGATCGAGACACATCCGATGTTGCAGGACATGAAAAGTGACCTGTATCAATGGAAGGCAGAAACATTCACTGTGGAGCGACCCATAATGCAGTTGAACCCGAGTGTGACTGTGAGTTCGTTAGGTGCGTCATTTACCGGATTTCATGCCTCAATGGTAATTGCCGATGACATAGAAACGAGTGATAACGTTATTACCAGTGACCAACGTGACCGTATCAAAGAGCGTGTGAGTGAATTTGGAAAACTTTCAAATCAGATCCTGATGGTGGGCACACCACACCACGAACAAACAATCTATGACCACTTGGAAGGTGTTGGATATGAATTCAAACGTATACCAGTGGTAAGGAAACGTGATGTCATACAGGAAGACAGCACGGTAGCAGAAGAGGAATATTTGGCATGGGACGACCACCCGGAAAAAATGTTCACGTATGAATGGCTGGATCAACAGCGTAGGGAAACAACAACTGGTGATTTCAATTCACAGTATATGTTGATTCCTGAATCAACTTATCAACCATTGGTACAATTAGAAAACATCAAATACTACGACGACGAATTGCAGTGGAACACCATAGCACAACCTTTTGGTAATGCACTGACCACTTGTACATTGGGCAGACACAACATTGAACGTGTATGTTCATACTGGGATCCAGCACAGGGGTTGAGCGGTAGGGATAATTCTGTCCTATCAATATGTGCTAGGGACAGTGAGGGCAACACTTTCGTGCATGATGTAAAAGTATTGAGTGCGGTGGACAAGGACACAAAAGATTTCACAGAACAGTGCAGGGAAATTATCCATGCCTGTGCCTATCACAAGATAAGTCACGTGTACGTGGAGGAAAACTTTTCAGCCACACTGGCAAATGAGTTGCGTAAGGTGGCACGTGAGATGAAAGTGATGGTGCAAGTGGTAGCGGAATTTAGATCAAAAAACAAAATGGTATTCATAGCACAGACGTTGGAACCTTTGATCAAGGTTGGTCGTATGTATGTGCATGAGAGAGTCAAGGAAACACCGTTTATGGATGAGTTGCAGGCCTTCCCACAGCCTAGGGTGCATGATGACTGCATAGATGCAACCAGTGGTGCAATAAGTCACCTGCCTAATTTAGCCGTAGATGTGTCGAAAGTTGCCAAGGTATTCAACCCCTTGCAACGCTCTGGAACCAGTTTCAAAATTAACTAGAGCCATAAATAATTGGTCTGACAAGATTATTTATAATATAACACACACGCGAAAGGGATATTATAAACACACACGCGAAAAGGAAAAAAAATTATGAAGGTATATTCAAAACTAGTTTGGGACAAAGACTTCAACATCATAGAAGAATTATCATCGGAGTACAAAGGACCAGTGGCACAGATGATGTGTTCAAGTCCACCTCCTCCTCCTCCTCCACCACCAGCACCAGCACCGGCACCTGCTCCGGCACCAGTATCGGCACCTGTGTCAAGTAGAGCCAGAGGTGTGGGACAGACCAGGACAGCGGCCTCTAGAGGCAGAGGTGTCCTTATCACACAGAGACCAAGTGCTTTGGGTGTAAGTGAAGAGGAACTAGGAGCGGCTCCACAGAGAAGAAGTTTATTACAACCAGCGATCAGGACTGCACAGAATGTGATCAGAGTATTGGGAGGAGGCTACTAATGTGTGTACCAAAGGCTCCAAAGATGCCAAGTGCTGATGAGCAGGCAGAACAACAATTAAAAATCCAAAGACAACTACAAGCGGATGCTGATTCGAGAGCGGCAGATGAAATGGCCGCGGAGAGGAAGAAAGCCGCAGTGGCACAACAAAGGTCACGAAGGGGCAGAAGAGGTAGATCAAGTTTGATAACACCTAGGTCAGGTGGACTTCTAGGACTTGCCGAAGAGGCTGGTCTAGGCAGTAATTTTCAAACCCTATCAAATCAGTAATTAGATGAAAGATTACATCGCAAAGGCATACAAACTTGCCAAACAAGAAAGAGACAAACACGAATCAGAGATATCTGAAGCGTACCTTTACACCAGACCCAACAGGGACATCTACAGAAAAGATGCAAATCAAACTGACAGAACAAAGATATTTGACAGCACAGCACCAGATGGTGTGCAGACACTAGTATCCACGATCCTAAATTTGTTGATTCCGCAAAACCAACAATGGGCCACTCTTTCCGTGCGAGAAGATCTTAAGGAGAGAGTAGCGACAGACGTCAAGAAAGCATTGGACGTTGCCAACAGATCTGTTTTCAAAACGATCAGAGACAGCAACTTCTACATAGCGGCATCAGAAGCATTGACAGATGCTGTGATATCAGGATGTGGTTGTATAGGTATGTACGAGGACAAGAACATTGACTTCGTGGCAGTCCCTAGCCACCAACTGTATTTCCTGGACAACTATCAAGGTGAGATTGAAACTGTTTTCAGAGAACACGAATTACCAGGTCATTACCTGTTAGAAAATTACAAAGAAAATTTACCAGAAGAAACATTCAAGGACTGTTCAAAAGATCCTTACAAGACACACAAGGTGTTGGAGAGTTGTTTCAGACCACCAAACCAACAAGATTTCACATACACTGTACAAGTGGGCAAACAGATGGACATACTAAAACAAACCACGATGCCTGTGCAAATGTTCACCGTATTTCGTTTTTCAAAAACAGTGGGAGATATGTGGGGAACAAGTCCTGTAAGAGAAGCATTACCGCACATCAGGGTAGTCAATGAAGCACAGATGTTGTTCATGGAGGCCGCTTCTTACCTAGCACTGGGCAGTTGGCAGGTCAATTCAGACACAGCAGTAAATTTCGCTAACATGAAATTGAGACCGGGAGATGTAATAACCGTTGATTCACCATTACAGGCCATACCATTTCCTGGACAACTCAACATCACGGAAGCAACAATCAATGATCACAGGGCCATGATCAGACGTATGATGTTCAATGACGCGATACTACCACCAGATGAATCAAAATATCAAACTGCAACGGAAGTGCAGATACGTCAAAGCGAATTTTATAGACGAATAGGTCCATCAGGATTGAGATTAGAACAAGAATTTTTGAGACCGTTGGTTGGCAACCTTATCAAGAGATTGCAATTGAGAGGTGAGATAGAGGACTTCACTAGGTTTGGTGACATCAGCGAACTGGTAGTCAACAGTGCAGTCAAGAGAGGTATCGCACTCACAGAGATCACGAGGGACCTACAACTGGTACAGACGATCACACAGTTGGGACCTAACGCATTGGTAAATCTAGATCTACAGAAACTGGCACGTAAGATATTAAGGGACGGAGACATGTCACCAGAAGTATTGAAGTCAGAAGCAGAGGTACAGGAGACCATAGATCAACAGTCACAGCAGGAGCAGGCACAACAGTTGCAGGCACTGGCACAGCAGTTACAACAGCAAAATCAGCCACCATCAGTTTAGTCTTTATAAATACAGTCACAAACGAACAACAACTGTAACTAAAAAAACTGAACATGAAGAACTCACAAACGCAACTACAACAATTCTATCGACAGATATTTGAATCACCAGCAGGCAAGGCAGTGTACGAGGACCTAAACAGGGTCATACACCAGACACGTGTGACCAGCGACTCACCAAACCCCTATGCGGCTGTGTATCAAGTAGCACAACAACAACTGTTGAGGAGGATAGATAATATGTGCCGTGAACGTAGTGTTCATAACAACGACAAAAAGGAGCATATAATCTAATGCCAGAAGAAAACACACAAGCAACCGCACCAGCGGAACATCTTATAGACACACAACCAGAAGCACCAGTAGAGACTGTGCCCAGTGCGGAAGCACAAGAGGCAGAGCAACCAGAGAGACCAGAATGGCTGCCAGAAAAATTCAAGACACCAGAGGACCTGGCCAAGTCATACACTGAACTGGAGAAAAAGGTCAGCACCAACAAGGCACCAGAGACCTACGATTTCTCAATGACCAAGGACATGGGACTGGATGACATGCCAGAGGACCTAAACAAAGAGGTAACTGACGTGTTCAAGAAAGCCAATTTCACACAGGACCAAGTGAAGACTGCCATGGCCTTGTATTCAGACCAGATGGGCAAGATCACACAACAGTTGTCCAACGCACCCAGGGTTGACCTGGATCAGGAGCAGTCAGCACTGCAACAACAATGGGGCAACGACTACGCGGACAGGCTTGAATCAGTCAAGAAATATGCAGGCACACTGCCACAGCGTGTGTTAGAACAACCGTTGGTTGACACTGCCGAGGGCATACAGTTCTTGGAGCAGTTGATGTCAAACAACAGGATGCCAAACCCAATCACCAACACACAGGCATCGGCCGCAAGGGATGCCAACAGCGTGAGGGAAGACATCAGGACCATGAGACAGGATGACAAGTTCAAACTGCCCCCTGGAGATCCTGTTGGGGAGACACACAGACAGAAACTGTACAATCTTTACGAACAACTATCTAGACTAGAGAAATAATGCAACTGGCCAATCAAATGGACCTCCGTGGCTACATCGCGGAGTTCCGTGGCCTGTTGAGCCCGCACACCTGCGACGAGATCATTGAATGGAGTCGCACACAGCCAGACAGCACAGACGCATGGTCGGGCTGGGCCACTGCCGAGAGTGCCCTCACAAACACACAGAATGCAGTGACCAACACACGTGTGTGTGAATTCACCATGCTGGACAAAGATCGTGGACCCTGCTGGAAAAACATCAAAACAGCACTCACGCACATCATTGAACAGTATCCATACCATCACAAGGCCACAGAACACACGGGTGTGCAGTTGATCAGATACGGGGCAGGCAATAAATTTGAAGAACACATAGATCACTACGGTGGTGCCAACAGGACGTTGAGCAGTAGCATCGTGTTGAATCAAGATTACGAGGGTGGAGCACTGCGATTCTGGCAGGGACAGTATCAAGTGCCTGATCTACGCACTGGTGATGCTGTGGTTTTCCCCAGCAACTTCTGTTACCCACATGAGGTCACACCAGTCACGTCAGGCACAAGGTACGTGCTGATAGTTTGGTTCTCATGAAGAAAAAACAATCCTATCCCATACTGTGGACCATGTACCACACGGCCATAGTGGTAGAACTGTTCATCATCATACTGCTGTTGGTTGATTGATCACAAAGATAAAGACCTTCGCAACAAGATATTGGTAAAGGTAAAGCCCTTCATTTTAGGGATTTGGTAAAGGTAAAGACCTTCGCTATATTTTTTTTGGTAAAAAAATCATAATATGGTAATATTTTATATAAAGCGATCTAACGCTGGTAAAAGTTTATAAGCCTAAACTGGTGCTGAAGTACCATAACACCCCATATACTGCTATCGCTGTGCTGGCAATCACTATCAATTTAATCATCCTTGTGTTCCTTTTATTACTTGTTGTTTCTTGGCTTTTGTATCCCTGACAGTGACTTTGCCGTCTTTGCCATAACTCATAATAACAACGTGTTCGCTATCAACCATTGCTTGATTGACTTGTTTTATGAATTTTTTAGATACTTTTTTGTTTTTAGTCATCCTTGTGCTCCTTTCTTTCTGTAACCTTTCTGGCTGATTCTAATAGATCACTGTCGTTGTCTAACCATTCATCTATGACTTCACACGTATGATCATCATATGCTTGTTTGTTTTGTTGTTGCCAATAATCGCTGGTTTCATCTAACCATTCATCTATGGTTGGTGCTGTGTCGCTGTTCCATATCAACTGCGACATAAACTTGTCCCCATCTATGTGTAGTGTGGCTTTATCTTTGTCTTTCATACAGATACTCCTCTATGGTTGGTGTCGCTATCTTTTCATCTAATTGATCAACCCAATCATCGTACATAAGGTTGGTAACACCATCGCTGTGTTGTTGTAGGTATTTCAACTTCAGCAGTGCTTCTAACTGTTTTAGTGTGTAGTCTTCCATTTTAGTGCCTTTCTTTGTGTTAATTTTAACATACATTCAACGCTGTGTCAATCCCCATAGTCAAATAACTTTACCGCGGGAGGTTGGTAACTGTCACCCATAACCCGCTGTGCCTTGGCCACGATGTCTTCCTCTTTTGCTGGTAACACTTGGTTGGTAAGGTCTGGTTTGGTCACTTGGTCTTGCTTGACCCTTTCCAACCTTTGTTCCAACTGTGCTATGCGTTTCAGCACGTCTGGTAACTGCCGTACGGTAAATTGTGCCTGGACCAGTGCTGGTAAATCTATGTCCCTGAATATGTCACGTCTTGCCGTGAGTTCCGCTATCTGCGGTCTGTATTCTATAAAGAATTCAAATATCTGCTTCAGTGCCTTGTCAGTGTCACGATAGTATCCCCGCTCATCGCTACAATCAACTGCCTTGTTCATCAGTTTGGTAAGTTCATCTTTCATCCCTGTTTCCTCTGTTTCATTAGTTGTTCTAGTTCCCTTGCTTCTGGTGATCCCTTACGCTGTGCTCGTACTTCAAACATATCATCACGACCGTGCCAATTGTGCGAGTAGTCTGCGGCTGGCTCACCCTGTTCAATAAGACCTGATTCTGGTCTCAAAGATAGATCTGGACACTGCTGATCAAAGTAGTGCTGTAACTTGTGTATCAATCTGGTGTGTCTGTGTATGCCCGTGGCCCTGTGTGCCATAAACGCTCTCAAATGCTGTGTGTCTGGGTGTCGTGGTAAGATACGATCCCGTAGGGGGTTTTCCAATTGATCAACGAATTGATCCCATTGCTCGTGATCCCGTTTGCGTTGTTGATCTGCCTGTGCGATCAAACCCTGTAGGTTGTAATTGTGTGTCATTTCATCAGTGCCTTTGTTGTAACTGTATTTATTATACACGAAATAAAACCCCTTGTAAAGTGATTCTTTCGCGTAAATTGTTTTTTATTTGGCTTGACAGGGTGTTCAGTTCCGTGCTATAATCATACTACAACGACACGCTTTCTTTAGTTTGGTGTGTGGTTGTATCTAAATCTAAAAAGTACAGTGCCCCTGGTAACACGATCCATAGCCAACTGGGGGTGCTGGTAAATTCCTGACATAACGATCCATACGATAAGGTTGGTTGAGCCTGCCTGAATATGATTGCCAACCTGGCTTAAAAGCATTACCATTCCCCCTGATCACGGTAGATCACGGTAGATCACGGTGGGCCAATCTGGTGCTTGACCTTTACCATTCCGCTAGATCACCGTAGATCACCCTAGGTCACCCTGGCCATTCTGGGTCAAACCGTTGCTTCACCGTAGGCACTCTGATCACCATATGGTGTGGTTCCTAGAGTAGCCGCGGTGGTGGTACCGTGTTGTGGCTCTGGGCCCGTCTGGCTCACGGTGGTGCACGGTGGTCCTGACCCTTCTGATATGGCTATAAAGTTCAAAATTTGGTAAGGGTCAGCACTTCTGGTGGGTGTTATATACGGGCCACAAAAAAACTGTGTTTGGTAATGTGTGTGTAACCTCGATTTTCCTCGACCACCTGTTAAGTTAATGGTGCCGGCCTGATCCAGATTAAATAACCATGTGCCCAGGTTAGACTCCTTTGTCTATACTTGTATTGCCATACCCTGGGCACCAATCTGTTAAATAATCATATGCCAAGCGGAACTTCAATACCCAACAC